CTCGCGTCCTGGAACTCGTTGGCGTTGACATTGACGTAGCCGAGAGGCGTGGTAGCGAAAGCCGGCGGACAGCTAACAGCGATCAGCGAACAGGCAACGGCGATTACGCGGAAGATGCGGCGCATGGGTGTGCTCCAGAGAAGAGTGATGAGTGATTGGTGTGAGTGATTGACGCGCTTACGAAAATCGATGCAGGCTATTCCACTTTTCCCCCGCCGATAGTGCCGCCGCCGAGGATGGGCGCGGGCGCGCTGACCCCGCCCAACTGCAAAGTCAGCGAATAATTGTTTACCCCGTCAGCCGTGTTGCCGGTCGGCAGCCAGCCAAACACACCCGTTCCGCCATAGTTCGGGCAGGCTGTATTCACCTGCACGCCCATCGTTGTCGCGGCCGGCGTGAACTGGTAGATGGTTTGGCAGGTCTCGTTGCCTGGCGCATCGTACTGGTGGTTCACAAAAGCCAACAGCACCGTGTTGCCGTTGGTGCCCATCACTGTGGAGTGCGCGGCGTAGGGTGTTCCTGAAAAGTGGCCGCCGAAGATCCCGCGCACATTCTGATAGCCCTTAACCGCGTTCCACAGCAGATCGCCGCCGCCAATGGTTGAATCATTCACGCCATCCACCGAGTTCGACTGGCAGCCGCTTGTGCCCGAGGCCGCCGTAGTTGACAGCACGGCCGCCGCGGTGACGGCGTTGTGCATGAATATCCACCAGTCAGAGAATCCTGTATGCGCGCTGAGCACCGTCTGCGCAAAACTCAGCGCCGCCGCTCGTGGGCAGAACTCCAGAAACAGGAACCCCACCGTGGAAGAGCCGTTCGAAACCTGCATCCAGTTATTAACTTCGGGGTCTTGTATCGCCCCGGTCATGGCTCCGCCGAAGTAGCTCTTCGCGGCCAGAACGCTCTCGACGTTTGATGTGTATTGCGTAGTTACGCGATTGGCAGGCACTGGAGTTCCGCCCGTCACCGCGCCCTCGTACTCATGATTTCCTATCGATTCGCCGGTGGGGATGTTATCCGCCAAGATCGGATCGAGGAAGTAGTTTACATAAGTGGCCCACTGCGTCGAGTTGGATGTGTCCACAGCATCGCCCGTCGATAACCACGCCAGCAGGTTGGGCGCATAGGTTGCCTTGTTGCTGTTGACCCACGAAACAGTATCCTGCAACTTGTTTGTATCGCCGCCCGAACTCATGTACTGAAGATCGGGCGAGACAATGATGGAATAGCTTGGCTCCTGAGCCATGCACGGCAGAGCGAACAGCGCGAAAATGAGCAGTCTTTTCATCAGTTGTACCCCATGCAATGATCGTAGGTGGCCAGCGTAGCCGCATCGGTGCTGCTCCATATCCCGTTGTAGAAATCCATCTCCGTGACTTGAACCTGTACCCAGTTGCCCGAATTTGCATACATCAAGGTCGAGATATTGGCGGTATAGCTTTCTGTCGATGCCGTCCCCGAACCGTCCGCATTGGAAGTTCCTGCATTGTCCCAGTAGAAGGCATAAGCTTTCGTAGACGTGTTATAGGTTGCCGTAATGCCGTAATTGCTACCCGGAGAGAACACCTTCGTTCCGGCTCCGGTCGCTGCTCCCGTCCCTACTTTATAGAAGTACTCATGCGAATCTCCGCTATAAATTCTCCATCCAATCGAGTTCGCTGCGCCGCCAATTAGATAGCCAGAACCCGATAAATGCAGCATTACGTGGAAAGAATAGGTCGTGTTCGCGTCAGGAATCGAAGTCGCCAGATTCAGGAAGTCTGATGTGCCGTTAAAAGTTAGATAGGGAGTCGTAAAGGTGCCAGATGCCATATAGGTCGGCGCATCTGCGCTCACCGATTGCGATGCCGGATTGCTGCCCACCGAGTCGCTGAATCCGGGGTATCCCGTGCCGTTCGCGTTAGCCACAGCCAACCATTGACTTGTCACGGCTGGCAAAGTGCATCCCGCGCTGATGGTGTAGGCCGCGCTGCCCACCGCGCTCTGCGTGTATCCCGCCGCCGTCGCTATCGCCTGCACGGTCTGCGTTGTCGCTACCGTGATTGCGCCAGAATAGGTTGAGGATGCCGTGGTAGGCATAGAACCATTCGTTGTGTAGTAGATGGTCGAGCTTGGCGTTGTGTCGCTGATGGTGACAGATTGAGTGCTGCTGTATGTCCCCGCAGCGGGAGAGAATGTGGGCGTTGCAGCCTGAGTCGCCGCAACAATAGGAAACGATGCAGTGATGGTCTGCTGCGCCAGTAGTGTGGCGGAGCCGAGCAGGAGCGAGAATGCCAGCAGAATTTTCATCAGTAGGTGTACTCCACAATCATGGCCACGCTTGTCCCGGTAAGCGTACCGCCCATCACCGGGTCAATCCCCGTGCCAGTCGTCCAGCTTGCCCCGCTCACGGTGCCCGAAGAGCTATAGGCATAGGAGTTTCCGCAAGTGATTGCCGCGCTCAGAATCGTTGTGCCTGTACCTGCGCTGCCAAAAGCAGGATTGACGGTCGTGGTATTTGAGGCGTTGTCACTGCGACATCTGATAGCAATGATGGTGCGCGTAACACCGGAATCGTTGTAGCAGGTGTTGTTGACCACGGCGTCGTCGCCCGAAGATAGCGCGTGCGAAGTGCCGCTGCCGCCCCATGCCTCAGTACAGGAACCCTTGCTGTATTGCGGGGATAAGTTCGCCGCCGGAAGCACATCTGTGTTTTGCAGATAGTAAGTAGAAATTGTGCCGTTATTGCAGGCTGTCAGGCGGTGATTGGTGGAGTCGTTCCAGAAGTAGTCAGAGCCCGAGGCGCAGGTAAACCAGCTCGGCTTTGCTCCCTCTGTTCCGCCGCCGGAAAACCGCGTAGAGCTGAACGCGAGGCTGGCCAGGCCGCCCATGTTGCCGCTGCCATCGAGCGTTGCATCGGCGTCTACGGTTGAATCGTCTGCACCGTTGCCGATCATGATATGCTGCGCGGTCAGCGCGGAGGCAGAATGCGTAACCGTGCCCGTCCCCGCTGCTGCAAATGCGAAGATTGCCCCGTTCCAGTACAAGAGGCCTGTGGTTAAAGATGGAAGCGAATGGCCAAGCAAACCGCATATCTGCGGGTTGGGATAACTGCTCGTGCTGCACAGATCTCCGCCGGCTGTTCCATTAGGCGGCAGCGCGGTAGGTATCGCTGGCGGACCCGATATCTGCGAGTAGGCCACCTGGGCGCATGTCGGGCCGGAGGATGTGTCGGCTATTTCGTATTGTCCCGCATTGCAAGCGCCATTCCCGGTGCGCGCTGCTGCCGCGCCTGATGAGTCGCTGGCGGCGATCGCTGCCGCCTGCGCGGCAGCCGCAGCTCCCGCCGCATCGTAGTCTGTGCCGGCGGTTGCCTGGGCTACGTTGGCGCCATTACCCTTCAGTAGGCCTGCGAAAGTGGTGATTGTGGCGGTGCTTAGATTGTTCGGTCCAGCAGGCCCTGTTGCGCCCGTTGCGCCTGCCGTCCCTTGAGAACCCTGCGGCCCGGTAGCTCCGGTTGCGCCTTGAGGGCCTTGCGGCCCAGCGGCGCCAGCCGCACCCGTTGGACCCGTTGCCCCGGTTGGGCCCGCGGGCCCGGTTGCGCCGATAAGAGAAGCGAGCCATTGAGATTGAGTGCCAGAGAACCCCGCCGCCACGGCGATCTGGTAAGCACTCAGCCCTGCAGAGCCCTGCGATCCGCTTCCGCCACTGCCGACGCTCACCGTGCAGACGCCGGTGCAGCCGTTGATACTCTGCACATAACTCACGCCAGGCGACGGAGGAATGGACGGGATCCATTCATCGAAGTTATCGACGCCGCCCAAATACCAGTAATTCGACGCGCTGGGCTGCACACAGGAGCCGAGCAGCGAGGATCCATTAGGCGTTACCAGTTTCACGTTCCAGCACAGTCCGGCGGGCACTGTAAAAGCCGAATCCGGCATCGCGGGGATTGTGAATTGACCGTTGACGACGTCGGCTGTCATTGCCGCGGCCGTTGCCATGCCGCCGCCCGGCTTGTGATAGACGGTCGGAACGCCGGAAGAGGAAACCGGCGACCAGTAGACGGTGCACTTATTGCCCCAGTTCGCATTGGAGCAAGCCAGGGCATTGCCGTCCTGAAGATTGGACGCCGTGACCGGAACAGTCTGAGCGCGCGCCAGCGGACAGCTAACAGCGATCAGCGAACAGGCAACGGCGATTACGCGGAAGATGCGGCGCATGGAAGGCTCCGAGAAGCAGTGGTTAGGGGTTAGTGGTCAGGGGTCAGTTAGAAGCCCGAGCGCCTTTTGGTGCCATTGGGGCGCGAGGTGAAAGAAATGGAAATCGATCTCAATGCAGAAATCGAAAAAGCTAACCAAGAAATGAACGGCGCGGAAGTCGCTCTAATGAAAGGGGTTAATCCCTTTAACTCCCGTGGCTGAAAATAATTCGACAAGTTCTCGCTTTCCTCTTGACATTTTACGCGGTTGTGCTATGATTATTTTGTAACCAAATCACAAATGCGGCAAGCCCGCAGGAGGATTCAAAATGATCGACCTCACCACAATCTCCACCCTGACGACCAACGAACTCAACAATCTGATCGCGGCTGTTAAAGCCGCCCTCGCCGCGCGCGAAACGACCCCTGTTGCCAAGCGCGTGACGATCCACTACTGCCTCTACAACCCTCGCCGCATGTCTCGTCCGTGGATTGCCAAGATCACGAGCTGGCCCGTTGGCGGCCGCCCGGAGTTGCAGTTTGGCTCCTACCTCGGCAACGACAACGGGGGCGATCTAGAAATCATGGCTCTGCCTGGCGACATCCTCCGCGATGGGCAAAAAGATAGACGCGGCAACAACGGCACAAACGACTGGAGCGTTGTTGAGGCTGATTACACGCTCCGCACCATTGATCAGGCGGAAGCCCGCAAGCTTTTCTGCCTGTAGTAACCACCGAGGGGCGGCGGCCTCCGCCCCAGCTACATCGCAAATGCGCATAGGCGCAGGAGGATACACATCATGGCACGTTACAAAATGGACGATAGCACCATCGTTGACACCGGCAACGCCACAAAATCGTGGCCGGAAACGACCGATTGGAACGGCTCCAATCACATTGGCCGCAGCAGCCGCAGCCAATGGCATGATCAAACTCTCTACCGCTCACGCAAGGGCCGCTACTATATCGAGTACCACAGCCGCGAGCAGGGCATTATGGACCGCGCGGAGTGGATAAGTAATCGAGCCGCTACCCTCTGGCTGCTCGCAAATGAGTGCGATTTGCCTGACAATCTCAAAGAGTTTGAGGAGCAAATAACCGAGTAACTCTTTCCGTCGGCCCGGCCCAAAGCCGGGCCGAACTTGGAGATGCCGTGAAATACACGCCAAAATGGGATCTATCAACCATCCCGCCCGACGCTTGGGCGAGCGAGAATGGGCGCCGCATCAGGCCCCCTGCGCCTCGTGCCCGTATTGAGTCTCCGTGCATCCAATGTGCTCACCCCCTCAGCGCCCGAGAGCGCCGCAAACCTTGCCCTAAATGCGGCTCCCGCCAGCCGCGGGAGTTAAAGGGATAAATCCCTAATGAAAACCGGGTTCTCAGAAGAACAATGGTTGCCGATCAGGAGCTATGCGGATTCGGCAATCAAGTTTCAGGTGCTCGCAACAGCGCAGGCAACACAAACCTGCTTTTCTACAATCCGCCCCGAGCGGGTCGACGGGCCTGCATGTCATAGATAGCGTTGACTGCGGCGGCGGCGATGCTTGGACCCTCCTGCCTGATGCTGCGCTGCACGCGGCGGTCGACGTCACTGATCGAGACGCCGCTCACATCGAAGTGAAAGTGCTGCTCGACGTGGTTGGTTGAGCCGCCACCCCCGCCAGAGAAGAGACGCTGAGTGTCTCGATTGCTGGCGATGGAACTAGTGGCGCCCACGTGCATCAGCTCCGGGCCGCGCTCGCCGGTGAGATAGAATCGGCCAGGCTGCATCAAGCCGCCGCCGGCCCGTCCGCCGCCAAAGAAAGACTTGAGGCCAGCCCAGAAGCCCCCACTATCGGCTGCGCTATCGGCTCCGGTCGAACTGAAGAGCCCCGAGTCTCCGCCCCCGCTGAAACTTGCTCCGGCATCTCTCGTCCACATGGGGTGACTTCTCGAGCTTCCCGGCTTGGCGCCGATACCAAAGGCCTTCATAATCGAACCTTCGCCGGCCTGCAGGCTATCCTTGGCCACGCCCTTGAAGATGGTCGCGCCGGCGTTCTTCCAGTCCCCCTTGTGGTATTGCGTGGTCATCATCTTGATCAGCTCGTCGTTGACAGTATTCATCACATTGACGGCAGTTCTCGACATGATCTCGCCGACGTTGGTCCATTGATTTGCCACATTGCCAAGGGTTTCATGCATCTGCCCCAGCAGCGAGTTCTCTTTCTGCAGGAAGGTCAGCTCAGATTGCTTGAGCTGCATCTCGCCGCCCAGCTGCGCGGATTGATTATTCAGGCCCGCGAGCCGCGTGGCACGCTCAACCGGGGTAAGCGACTCATCGCCGGAAACGCGAGTCTTCTCCGCGCCGATATTCTCGCTTTCCTGCCGCAACCCCCTCAGCTCTTCGCGAACCTCGGCCAATTTAGCCGCACGCGCGGTGAGCGCTCCAAATTCCTGCCGGAAGCGAATCTGCTGAACAGCATAGGCGGTACTCAGCTTCTGCTGAATCTCAGAGCCCCTCAATACTTCAGCGCTGTAAGCTTTCCAGCGTTCGCCGGTCTGGGTCAGATCTTCCTGCTGTTCCCTGAGCCGCTTTGTCTCGTCTTCCCATGTCTTTGCAAAGATTCCGCTATCGCGCTCCGCTTCAGCGCGGAGAATCTTGTCATTTTCAAGCGTCTGCCGCACAAAGTCATTGCGCGCATCGGCGTTAGGATCTTCCGCTTTGCCCTGTTTGCCGCGCCCCTGCAATTGCTTATTCAGCATGTTGTCTGTGGTGTTTGTTTGGGTCAGGTCGACGAAATGCCCCATCTGGGAAAGCTGAGCCAGATAGTCGGTAAGCAAGTCCCTGCGTCCCCCCTGGCCGGGAAGCGTAGTCTGCGTTCCGGTGGGCATAGGAAGGCCTTGCTTCGCTAGAAGCGGCATCATACCCAGCTCGGCGTTAGTGAACTCAGTCTTGAAGGTCTTCGGCAGTTCGGTTTTAATCCAGTCAATCTCCTTCTGGATCGCAGCCTGGTAATCAGCAGGTGTCTTGGCGCCCTCAAGGGTGGTCTGTAATCCACGGGAACGCTCGGTCAGGTCCCCGGTGCCAGCGGCCCCGGTGAGGAAACTCCAGAGAGAACCGATCTCCTCGCCCTTCAGAGCCTCGGCAATCTTCTTAATGTCCGCTGAAAGATGGTCGTTAAGTTTGTCGGCGGACTCGATCGCCTCGTCAATGGCCAGCTTCAAACCATTTTGCGGCTTGCCTTGCAGTTTTGCATTCAGGTTTTCGAGTTTGTCATTGGCGACCTGAAGCTCGTCGTTCGCCATCCGCATCGGCTCAGCGATGCTACGCCAAGTGTCAGTATGCTTGCGGGCAGCTTCCTTCAGTTTCTCGCCGTACTCGTAGACTTTTTTCCCGGCCTCAAAGATGGCAACGCCGATAGCGATAACAGCAGTCGCCGCGAAAGCACTAGCCAGGAGCGGAGCCGCGCCGGGGAGGCTGGCGATGAAGCGCTGCACATGCCGAGGCAAGTGGACGCCGATCTCCTCGCCCAGCACCATGACGGTGCCTCGGGCATCGTTCATGCTGGTCTTCATGGTCTGGGCGGTGGCGCGGGTGGTTGCGGCCGCCTTATCTAACTCCGTCCGCAGCTTTACCGTGTTGCCATCGATCGAGATCAGAAGACCGGCTACAACTTCATTCGGCATCTTGCTTCTCCTCGGCTGCGGGCGCCGGGCGCATCTTCGCTACCATGCGCCAGGTGTTGCAATAGTCATTGATCTCTTCCGGCGTGGCCGGATGGTCGGTTTCGATCTTTGCCTTTGTCCCCAAGCCGAAGTCGCGCAGCGTAAGCGGCTTCTTCGGCGGCGCCATGCTGAAGTTGGCGATGTAACATGCCAGCAGTGCGGTCTGCGTGGCTTCGTCTCTCCACGCCTGCGCATGGCGCTCGTTGAGGGCGCGCAACTGGATGGGGGTCATCCACCAGAAGTCAGGCTCAGAGAGCCGGAGATCGTAGCGGGCCATTGCCCAGTGATGCCGCCACCAGCGATCACCGGTCAGGCGCTCGGAGGGTCCGGCGCTTCCTCTCCTTCAGCAGGCTTCTCGTCTGGCAGCGAACCATAGAAGGATTCCCAGGCCAGCTTGCAGAGAGCGGGCGACGTGGTCTCGTTAAACCATGCCTCGACGGTCTCGATAGTGAGCCCGGGGTGGTGAGCGCGCAGGCCGGCGTAAAGCAGGCACATGAAGTTATAGACGGTGGGCGGAATGGTTGAAACTGCGGGATTGATGCCTGTGCCTTCTTCAAAGCCCGCGATGGCTTGAAAGTTGTAGCGCAAGGTATAGTCGACGCCGTCGATAGCGAACACGGTTTCCCGCGCGCCGGTATCAAGGACCAGCTTCTTTTTCTCTTCCATGATTTTTTCCAATAGAAAAGCCGCCCGGAGGCGGCTTTGTGAGTAACAAGGCAAAACTTAAAATGTCACTAGTTTTTCCAGGCTGCATAGAACAAGCCGGCGAGGATCACCAACGCCAGATTGCCGAGAAAGACACCCAAGGCAATTTGACCGATGCCGAGCGGTTGCACGGCAGTGGCAGCCTTCGACTTCTTTTCAATCACGCGCGGCCATGTGGCCGGTAAATCTGAAGCTATACCCAAAAAGCCCATAACTCCTCCATGCGGCCAGTATAGCACTGCTTCAGGCGGCCTTGCCGACTATTTTTAAGGTTTTTTGCCAGTAGTCGGCGATGCGGTTCTCCAGTTCCACGGCGGTGGCATGTAGAGCCTTAGGCCAAACAGCATCAAACGCGGGCCGCAGAACAGGGTAGGCAGGTACGTGACCCACAACCTGGCCGCTGCCCCCTTTACCCCTCCCCGCCTGGCCCTTCTTCTTGAAGGAATCGCTTGATACCTCTGACGTTTTTCCGGTGCGCCAATCATAATTCCAGGGCATCTTGGCTCCCTAATCCTTCAGTTGGCCGCCCTTGACGAGCTGGTGGCCGCGCTCAAGCCAGCGCATCACATAAGCAGTTGCCGGGCCGGCGCCAACCAACCAGCAGCGGCCGTTCCTTCCGCCGGCAACGGCGCGAATGTCCGCTTTCAGCTCTCCCGGCGGAAGCGCGTTGCTTGCGCCCCCTTCAGCGAAGTCAGTACGCACAGGAGTATTCGCCATGACGCCAAGCATGAAGACCGCCGCACCAGCGCCCAGCGCCGGCTTCAGAAGCTTTTGCTGAACATCTGCCGGGAAGCGAGCGAGCAACTCCGCCATGCCTTCGAGTTCAGACGTGTCGATAGTGATCTCGCCGTAGGCCACGGTTTTGCTCCGCAAACGGTTATCAGTTTTCAGTTGTCAGCGGTCAGTTAAAGGACCCGAGTGGCGCTCTTTTTCAGAACGCCACTCGCTGACTCGCCGAACCGCCGAGAGGTTAAAGCTAGCTGCCTTCCGTCGCAGTGATGGGCCCGGTGATCTTGATGGTTGCGTTGAAGGGGACGGGTTTGCCGGGCTCAGCCTCGCCGAGGGCAAAGTCCGTGACCAGGCCGTTGAAGGCGTAGCTGTCGCCGCCGACGGTTTGCCCGCCCACTGTGTTGACGGGCATGACCAGCAGGAAGGGCCACGCCTGCCCAACGGTGGCCACCGGGGCGGATGTGAGCGCGGCGGCAAGGGCGATCTGGCCGGGATCGGCGCTGGCGCTCTCTCCCTCGACGGTCACTTCGCCGGGGTCGAGCAGCGTCTTCATGAATATGCGGGTGTTGGAGGGCGAGTCCAGCGTGGTGATGTCTTCGGTGCCGTACTTCGGCTTGGGCGGCGAAACCTTGAGCACCTTGGCGATGAGAGTGCCGCCGGTAACGACTCCGGAGAGAATGGTGGGCGGCGTGGCCTGGGCGGTGGCGATATAGAGCTTGGTGCCCATGCCGAGAATCGGGGCGGCGGTTTGAGACATCGGTTTTTCCTCCGGAAAAACAGGGTGAGTGTGAGTGGTGAGTGCGAACCGCAGATCCTTCGCGGCGCTCAGGATGACAAGCTAACTGGCGTAAAAATGAATCATGTAATCCGTAGTGGTGCGGTAGCAGCGGGCGTCCTGCTCGTAGAGATCGCGGGCGCTCGATACTTCGATCCATGCGACGCGGGTTCCGTCAGGCAATGTGCCGGTAAAGCCCTCAAGCACGGCGCGGATTGCCGCCTGGGCTTGCTTGGCAGACAGGTAGGAGGCGTTCTGTAACCCTCCCGACCAGGTATCGATCTGAAGGCGAATCTGATTGAGATCGCTGGAGCCGTTGAGCAGGTAGTTGGGAACCTCGCTGATGACCTGGTAGCTGGCGCAAGGGCAGGTTGGATCCTCGGGAACCAGGACCGGGTAGAAGCGCGCCGGATTGCCGATGACGGCCTGAACGCCTGAAGCAGCGGCGACAAGTTGAGCGATGCCGATCTCAATCATGGTTTTTGCTCCGGCGGAAACAGTGAACAGTGGACAGTGAACAGTGGTCAGTAAGAGTCCGAAAGGCAACCGCAGATCCTTCGTCCGCCGCGGCGGACTCAGGATGACAAGCGCGAAAAACGGACCCCTGATCCCTGAAACCTGACCACTGCTTTTACGCGCTCCCGTCGATCTCAACGCAGGTGAGAACAAGCTTGCGGTTGCGCTCCTGGACGTTGTCGGCAATTTGGATTTCGTAGACGTGATTCAGGTAAAAAATGCGATCGCCGACGTTGACCACGCCATTGACAGCTGGAGCGGGAAGGCCGCGGCCAGGCCAGCGGAGAATGGCGCGGACCTGCTTTGCCGATGTGAACTCCTCGCCCTGGTAGAGCTGCTGGCCGCTGAGCTGCTGAATGCTGGCGCGGGTGGTGAGGTAGACCGGCCAGGTGTTGAGCGGCTGCCCGGAGGCGTCCTGCGAGGAGCTGCGCGCGCCGATGGCGATCTGGTGGCGCAGGCTGCCGGGGTCGATCATGTAGAACGGCATAGGCACAGATTTTTGCTCCGCAAAAACAATGAACAGTGATCAGTGAACAGTGAAAAGGCTAAATGGCAACCGCAGATCCTTCGTCCGCCATGGCGGACTTAGGATGACAGGCTGGTTATGGTTGGTAGTAGACGCGGTTGCTGTCGAGCATGCTCTTGACACTGTAGGGCAGCTCCTTGAGGGCCGCGGCGGCAATCGGAAGGCGGTTCTCGTACCAGTGGGTAATAAGCATCAGCATGCCGCGCTGCGCGATGCCGGGGAGCGGTCTGCCGAGCCACGCCGATGCGCCAGCGGCGGCTGTGGCTGCCGAAGCGCTCAGTGCGGCGTTGCCGTTGGTGTCTATGGAAAGAATTGTTCCGACGAGCGGAGTGGGGTTGCCGTCGACGACCGGCCCAGCGCCGGGGATGCTGAGCTGCCAGCCGACATTGTTCGCGGTGAAGACGGCGCCGGAGGTGACCGCCGCGTTGACGGCGATGGAGACCGTGACCGGGTTGCCGTAGCCGGCGAAGTAATCGACCCAGACGCTATCGGCGCGGCGCAGCACCCAGGGCCATACCGGCGGCGGATTGCCCTCGGTAGGCGGCTGGCGAAGGATGTGCGCGGGCTCCTGCCAGGGCGAGACGTAGTAGATGCTGGGATCGAGGGTTTGCACGTTGCCGTTCTGGTCGAGATACATGATGTCGGCGACGTATTGCAGCGGCGAGCGCGAGAGCTCGAAGCGGTTGTGCGGGCGCGACTCGAACTCGTGATGCGTGGGGATGTCGTAGATGACGTTATAGGGGATGGGCAGCCGCTGCTCCGGGAAGCCGTCAAAGTATTCACGGAATCCGCGGGTGAGAAAGGAGCGGTTGGTGTGGAGCTCGGCCGCCTCGCGCGCGGCGCGGATGAGGCCGCCGATGTACTCGTCATCATCGACGAAGGACGAATCCACCTGGCACTGGCGCTTGGCCCAGGAGAGCGGGATGGGCTCCGAAGTAGCGTGCTGTGTGATGTTGAGGCCGGCCATGGGGGCTCCTTTGGAGCAGGGAATAGGGACTAGGGACTAGGAAAAGACCAAAAGGCAACCGCAGATCCTTCGCGCCGCTCAGGATGACAGATCTAAAATGGGGCCGGCCGCCAGCAGTCAGCGACCAGCCCGCGGCTCGGTAAAGCCGGAAACTGACCACTGACCACTGACAAACGATCACTGCCTTTAAGCCGTTCCGAAGTTCGGGCTGACCGACAGGACGGTGGAAGCGATGCTGGTGGCATCGTTGACGACGGGACGGGCCTTGGAGCCGTACTGGATGGCGATGACGCCCTGGATGACGGCGCCGGTCGAGCCGCCGCGGGTGATGACGCCGCGCACATACTGCTGCAGCGGGCGGTAAACGTCGAGAACGACAGCCTGGCCACTGGCCGCGGCTGCGGTGTCGGCGGTGTCGGAAGCGGCGAAGTCGGCGGCATCGCTGCCGTTAGACTGCGCGCCGCCCTGGGCCTTGATGCCCGGCGAGCCGTCGGTGACGGCGCCGAAGAGAGCGACGAAGACCACTCCCTCGTAATCCGCCATGTTGATCTCGGAAGTGTTGACGCTGGTGGTGCCGACTGCGGTGGCTCCCAGCACAACCGTGACCTTGTGATTCGGTGCGAAGTTCATAGGTTTTCCCTCCAAGGAAACCAGTTGTCAGTTATCAGTTGTCAGTTGTCAGTCGCCCCAGTCTCCGCACCGATTAAACGGTAAAAACCAGAGGCTGAGAGCTGCTTTTAGGAGCAGCGGACGCGGACGAAGGCCTCGGCGAGAGCCGGCATGCCGTCAGTCTCAGAGCGGGAGATGAAGCCCACCTGGTTAGTGAGCGCATAGAGCTCGACCAGGCGCTGGATCTCGATGTCGAGGGCGTCGACGATTTCATACTTCGAGAAGTCGCCCACGATGCCGATGTACAGCCCGGTGGTGTAGGTGCTAGGCGCGTACTCCGACATGTAGAAGGGGCGGTTGAGGACGCGGTCAGGCTCGCCGGCAGAGATGCCCGGCTGCCAGACGTATTGCCCATAGAGGTCCTTGATCTGGCGGATGAGGCCGATCGTGGTGCGGTGGAAGATCCATGTGGCTTTGGCCTGATACTGCGCCTTGAGGGTGTAGAGCGCGGTCATGAGGCAATCGGCCGCGCCCACGCTCGATGTGGGCGTGATGAAGGGCGTGTTGGAGTTGCCAACATAGCCGGTGACCACGTCGCGCGAGGTGTCGATGCCATCAGCGGTGGGAGTGAAGACGCCCAGGGGCTGCTCCACGCCAGAGCCGAGCAGGAAGGCTTTCTCCTGCACGATGCCCATCTTGTAGCCGAGGCGCTTGAGCACCAACTCTTCAACCATGGGGGTGAGGCGCAGCAGCTTCTTGGAGACCGTGATCTGCTGGGCGAGGGGATGGGGCTTGAGCTCGCGCTTGGCCAGGGTGAGGGAAGTGTCCGGCACGCCGGTGGCAAGCTCGGCGACCCAGGTGGGATCGGCCACGTCAGCGAGACGGGCGGGGATGCCCAGCGAGGCGGAGCTCGTCAGCACGGTCTTGGTGGCCATGCGGCGGATGAAGACTTCGTTGTCGACGATCTCGATGATGCGGCCGGCGAGCTGCTCGGAGGCGACCAGGTATCCGCCCTCAACATCGGTGTCGGTGGCCAGGGCGTTGCGGATGTCGAGCGCGCTGCCGCCCTTGACGAGGGCATTGCGGACCTCTGCGGAGATTTCCGGCATGGGACCGCCGAAGAGTGCGGCGCAGACCGCAGCGTGATATTCAGGCGTGCCGCGAATGGTCTTGGCCTTGAATCCGCCGGCGGCATTGTCGTGCCGAGGCTGGACGGCTGCGGGAAGAGCGGCGCTGGCGGAGTTATCCGACTCGCGCTTTTCCTGGGTTTCGTGGAGCTTGACCTCAGTGTCAAGCTCATCGAAGCGAGCATCCATCTTGCGAAGGATCTCCTTCTCATCGGCGTTGGTGCTGCGCTTCTCCGCCGCGGCTTTGTCGAGAACCTGGCGGTACTGAGCAGTCAGCTCGCCCTTCTCGTTCCTCAGTTCAATCGATTTGCGCATTTGATTCTCCAAAAAACGATAGAGGTTCATCCGAGCGGCCCGGCGGGGGCGGCGCGATGGTTTCCTTTGAGCGCCGCGCGGCCCTGGCCGGCGCGCCCTGAAGGCAGAGTTACGAGTCGAACGCAAATAGCCCGCTGCACGCGAGGTTTTTGCGGTGATCAGTTTTGAGAGCGCTCATAGAGGGACAGGCGCTGGCGCGCCAAGGCCTCGAAATAACCATCGGAAGCATCGTCGAGGCTTCCGTCGGCAATCTCGATATCGTGCTCCTTGGCGGCAGCCTTGACGCGGCCGCGGGCCTTGTCTTTCTCCGCCGCGTCGGGCATATCGGTAGACTTCCAGCGCGCAATGGCATTACGGATATGCGATGCGGACTTTTCGTCGGTGGAGAACTTGATAGGCAGCTTCCAATCGGCAAGCTTCTCGGAACCCTGATAAGCGAAAGCAGATTTCTCCAGGTCCTCGCCATCGACGCGCTTGGTTTTTCCGTCGCCGTTGGCCAGGTTGGCATGGCTGCCGATCATAGCCTTATCACAGTTACAATCAGACGCGGCGCAATGCTCAGCTGTGCAGCCGCCCTGACAGTTGCAGTTACTACAATCGCCCGAGGGGCAGAAATCGCACTCGCATTCACAAGCATCGCCGGCGCGGGGTTTCGTAGCGCGCAGGTTCGCGGGCACATGTTTGAAGCCGCGCAGGTTGAAGCTCTTGACCAGGGCTCGGGCCTGGGTGGTCTGGTCCTCATCTTGCCTTACGATTGCATCGGCGAAGCCTTTATCGACGGCGTCTTCCGCTCCCATCCAAGTCTCGCCATCCATGAGCGTCTTAATCTCATCGGCTGTCTGGCCAGTCTTTTTGACGTAGATTCCGCCTACAGTCAGGGTAATCTTTTCGAGGGTATCGGCGATCTTGAGGAAAGCCGGGGCGTCGCCGTAGAAGAGGCAGGCGGCGTTGTGGATCATGATCATGGCGCCCACGCCGACGGAGACAGTATCGCCGGCCATGGCGATGATGGATGCAGCAGAGGCAGCCAGGCCGTCAACGAAACAATCCACGGGCTTGCCTTGCGAGCGGATGAGGTTGTAGATGGCCACGCCCTCAAAGCAGTCGCCGCCGGGCGAGTTGATGCGCAGGGTGATGCGGTCGAATGCGCCGGCCTGTTTGATAGCATCAGCGACCGACTGCGCTGTTACGCCGCCGCCAGACCAGAAATTTTCGCCGATTTCGTCGTAGAAGAGCAGCTCGAGGGTAGTGCCGGCCGTTTGCGCGGCAAAACGTGGCTTTAAGCGCATTGTTTCCTCCGGAAAATAGTTTTCAGCGGTCAGTTGTCAGCGGTCTGTTAGGCCGTCGGCGCGGCCGGTTGCTGCGCGGGTTGAGCAAGAACCTCTTCAATACACACATCGAGGATGCGAGAAGCCCAAACTTCGGCATCACGCGCTTCCCATAGGTCCGATTTGAGGGCCTTTCGAGCGATAAAATCGGCCGCAAAAGTCTCCATTTCGGGCGAAATCGAGCCCAAAAGGCACTGAATGATGTTTAAAACCGGTTGTAGCAGGGCAGTAGCTGCATATTTGGCGCGCTCCGCGGGCTTGCGATGCAGAATGCGACCCATTGCATCCTGGAAGAAGCGGAGATTAACCTGTTTGGCTTTAGCCACGGCCGCGGCGCGCGGATCGGCGAGTTGGAGCGGCTCTGTGTGCGCGCCGACGGAAGGAATAGGCGGCTCCTCGTCATCATTGAGCTCGGCATCGTTGTCTGCGTCGCCGGCCTGATCAAGCGGGACCATGTTGAGCGGAATGAAGCGCCGGTCACCGCCCTCGACGGGGTTGAGGCCGTTGTATTCGAGGATGTCATTGGGCGAAAATGCGCCGGTCTGGAACATTCCGTTGCAATAGGCCATGCGGGCGGCTGTGTCGCCGCGCAGCATGCCGTTGATGTCGAACTCGATGAAGAAGCGGCCCTTTTCGCGCGGCAGCAGCAGAGAGCGATTGGCGGCCTGCTCGATGCATGCCA